CTACTTAATAAAATATCGACTAATACAATGTTTTTTGCTATTAGTGACTGCGTTAAAGGTTGTAGCCATCATTTCTTCTTTGTTCATTTTACCATGCCTACTCGGTAAAACTAAATGTTGAGGATCAACACAAACTATTTTAACATCATTATCATTCATATCGTAATACCAATATACTCTTAGTCCCTCTTGAACATCAAGCAACCCTTTAATATCTGTTTTCATTAAACCATTTATATTACCAATATCTTGTTGAGTGTATAAAGACAAAATTGATAGCATTCTTTTATTGTATCTTATATTCGTAGCTTCATCGGTATTATTTTTAACTATGCTTATATTTTCACTGAAACGAGTTATAGCATTTATTTGCTTTTGTTGTTTATCATCAGAAATGAAATTAGTGAATTTCAAATTATTATTCTGTTTTGAATACTTTACTTCTTCATTAAAAAAAACAACTTCTTTTACTTCAGCATTTTTTAAATCCATTTCTACTTTATCTGTTTCAAATTCATTTCTGGTTGGTAAAAAATCTTTATTAACAATTTCAATATGAACGTTCTTTTTATTCTTTTTTGAATTAACATCACTATTAAAACTAGGCATTTACTAACTCTATATATTCATTAATAATTCCATCATTTTTCATAACTTCTTGCTGAGTAATGTTATTTTTCCACTCTTCATCTTCATGAGAACGTTCTACTAAACCAAAATCACTAATTTTTAAAGTACTTCTAATAATTTCTCTCAAATATTCTGTGATTTCTTGTTGCATTGTTTTGTCTTCTATTTCAAAATTGCTCATTGAAAAGTCTATATCATTATAATCAAGACTATGTTTATTGTTCATATACACCTCTCGAATAACAGGACCGTATTGCCATGCTTCAAATTTGGCATCAAATAGATATTCAGGTAAGTTCAAACTTTCATTTTGCGAAACTTCATATTCTTTACTTTTATATAGTTGCCCATAAGAAGCACCGTAATACGCAAATAAAAAGTATAACGTTTTTTGTAGTCTTAAAGGAGAAATATTTTCTATTTCTTCTTTCATTAAAGCAATTATATTTTCGACTGTTGTCAGATATTTTTTTTCAGTCATGATAAACTCCTCCTTTATCAACACATCACTTTTACATAAAAATAACAGCGCTTAAAACGCTGTCACCGTATCATTAATTTTATTTAACTATTTTATTTTATTTTATTTTATAAATTTATTTGACTCATATAGCAAATCATGTTGTATAACTATTGTAATATTGTACGTTGTTAAAAACAATATTTTTATGCTAATTGTCAAATTTTTTTATACAAGACACTATTAATGCTTTTTTATTCTTATCATTCCTCAAACTCCCCTATATCATCAATAAACACTGTCGAATTAGGAAACTCTTTCTCTATCTGCTTTAAATCTTTTTCATCTTGGTTCTCTTGTTTACCTGTACTATCATAAAACACAATGGTAGGCATATCTGAATTTGATTTATCTGTGAATAATTTATGATAACGAGCAATCATATCACGAGCTTTTAAACGATCACTTGGCTTAATTGGTACATCAACAGTTTCAACATGCTCATTGTATACAAGGTTCATGCGTCCAGTGTCTGGATTACGCTCAAATGAGCTCCTCTTAACCACAACCTCCTTAGTTTCCATCTCATCACCTATTGCAGATTGTGTTAAAAGATACAATGTTTCTTTTGCTGATAAAATAGTATCGTCAATAATCTCATCTTTTTTACTTTTAATATATTCGTCCACTTTCTCTTGTCGTAATAGTCTACTACCTGTTACATGTGCACTATTCGGGCTATATCCTGCCTTGATAGCACTTTGAGTAATGTTAAGTGTCTTAATATACTCATTCGCAAAACGTTCTTGTTTGGGCGTTAATTTGTCCATATGTTCACGCTCCTTGTGTCATAATTTTATCTAGTAATTCATCAAATAGCTGTTGTACTCTTGCTTTAGTGATTTCTAATATTTGAGCTATATCTTCATATGTACGTCCATGACATAGCAACATAAAAATGTTGTATTCTCTAAAGTCTGCAATGCGATCAACTAACATATCTAAATCATTCATAAATATATGTTCATCAGCATGAATAGTTTGATATGAGTATTCTTCTTCATTGTTATTTAACGCAAAGAAATCATCAGCTTGTATATCCTTATCATCATCAGTCACATGTGTATGATAGTTAAGTATGAATGTTTTAAGTGTTTCTTTATCTCCAACAAACATGTACTACACCACCATTGCATATTGAGGCTTATCAGCTTGCGTCAAAGGCTTATTGTGATTAATGTTATATAAATCTACCTGTAATCGTTCAATAAGCTCATGTGGTTTAATACGTCCATGTGATTGCATGTATCTCACTACTTGTTGTTGTTCATCTTGCGTATATGTAGTTAACACTTGCTTTAGATTATCTAGATTAATTGTTGAATCATCTTTAAAACGTTGTAAATTGTTCTTTGTGTCAGTAATCCATATCACTAATTTATCTACTGGATATGATATTGAGACAACGCCTAAAATATCATCACATGTAGTTATTGAGGTATTCATATGATACATCTCAGCTATATGTGTTTGTGCTGTCTTAATTTTTGAGTTAATATACTTTGGATTATATTTTGTTAATAGCTCATATTCAGATACTTTTGATTGTTGATATGCTTTTCTATCAATAACATTCTTTTGCAACACAATACCCCCAATAATATAGAATGAGCCTACCCAATTAAGGATAGGCGTTAATTTTATTTACTTTTTATAAACGTATTGTTTATTAAATTCAGCTTGTTGTCTTGCACTATCTTGTTTATTCTTAGCTTGAGTTAATGCATCATTATATCGTTCTGATAAAGTTTTAATGATGACGCCACCATATTCATTATCTGGAGTGATAACCACACCACTATTTGCCATGCCCGTTTGGTCAATCACATTATAAGCAAATGTTAGGTTGTTGTATTCTTCATCAGTAGTATATGGATAAAGTACACCTTGTTTTAAGTTTTCCATTGCATACGCAACTTTATTCTGTTGATCTTCGCTTAACTTTTTATCATAAGCATCTTTTAATATATTTAACTCATATACACTCATATTTTGCACATCTGCATTATTAATGTAATCCATGATTTCTTGGTCATTATAGAATGAAATTCTAGCCTCAAAATCTTGTCTTCTTAGTAATTCAGCCTCTGGATTATCAACCTTAGTAGTTTCAGCATTCTTTTCAAATTGTTCAACACGTGTTTCAATATCAGCTAAACGATTAGTCGCATACGCTCTAAATTCTTGCTCTAATGCCTCTACTTTAGGTTTTTGTGTCTCGTCAATATAATCAACTCTGTACTTTCTGAAATATAACAACTGTGTTTCTTCTAACAATTCATCTACTTTATTTAAAAGTGATTTATATTTACTATCTTCAAATAATACATTCCATGTTTTTTGTGTTGGATCTTGATATGTTGTTTCAGTCATATTAATATACCTCTTCCATAGTTTTATATTTCAATTCGTTTTAAAGCCTCGTAGCGTTTCATACTGCCATCTGCTAATTTCTTTATATTTTGCATAGCTTGTTGCTTTTCTTGTTCTGTAGTAATGATGTAATAGCCACGTTCATGTTTCTTATAGCTACAACCGATTGGATAACCGTAATCATCAATCAATTTACTGATTGTGTTTCTTAACCATCTTTCATTAGATGAGTTATATTCATATCCCAATAAGTTAAGTATCTTGGACTTAGTTACATACTTTTCTTTTGAGTTTTGAATAGTATCATAAACTCTTAGATATTCTGTTGGTACCATTATTTTTTCTTTTTCAATTACATTCACGGTTAAAACCTCCATTTTTTTGCTGGACGTCACCATGTAATAAAAAACGTAAAAAGGAGTAATTTTTTAAATGAAATAGAGAATTTTTACTAACTTAATTATACTAAATTTACACCTCAAAAGCAAACATTTGTTCTCTTTTTTATTCATTTTATCTTTTACTTATCATTCAATAAAAACGTTTATAAAGTAATTATATCAAGGTTTCATCACAGAAATTCATACATCACCATTTAAGAACAAACGTTCTATTATACCTGTGATTTCTCCCCCTAATGAAAATGTAGATACTTAGCTTTTATTAGTTTTATTTTTCTTCATACCTTCCGGAAACCTTCCAATTTTTCGTTCACCTTTCCTAAACCTTTCCTATTTTAAATTCACTTACCTCGCCCTTTTTAGTTCATTTACCTTTGGTATTTTATATAGGAGCCACACGCTAAATGTGACCCCTTATAACACTACTTACTCAAACTGTAGTATGATTCTTTCAACTCACTTAACTTGCTCTCTAACGCTTTGTAATCGTCTCGTGTAGCATGTTCATTTTGTACAAACTCAGTAACTAACTTTAATCCCTTAACTAACTCACGTGCTGGTTCATTTATTCCTGTTGCTAACTGATACAACATTTCAATGCTACCCACTACATCAGCATTAACACTTTGAATGCCCTCAACTGTATCTGAGTCAAAGCCTTTCTCCAAATAATCAAACACATCACTATTATTTGATTCTGCATATGTTTGTAATCCATACATCAAATACTCATCATTAAATAGATTATCAGCCATCATATCGCTTATAGAGAGTGTTTTATCATCATGTAATTCATAACCTACATAATAGCCCTCAATACTTCTTATAAGTCCCTCAGTGTGCTTAGGTGATGCTAATTCAAACGCTTTTCTCACATTACAATCTTGAATGTAAATGTGACCGTATAAATTACCATTCATAACCACATACACCATATCAAACGGATCATTATATATTTTGAAACCAAACGGCGTTTCTCTGCTACTTTCTAATAAGCCCGTATAATATCTTAATAAAGTACCTGCTCTTGTTTCAAATTGATTTGCGATAATCTCAACATTCATTTATTCATCATCCTTTTCTTTAATTTTGAATACAACTGGTAACCATGACGGCACATTTGCTTTATCTCCTATAGATAATGGCAGTGGTGGCACTTTTCCATCTATAAGATATCTCGTAAGACAATTCTGTGTAGTTACTATCTTTATCTTATTGTCTTTACATAATTCTTGAATAATCTCCCCAAATTCAGTTGAGCAATGATAAAAAACGACCCTTTTCTTATCTGTATCAGTAGTCATACTTCTTTTACCATTAAATGGCACACCTGCTTTATTAAATAGTGGCTCAAGTTCATATGGTGGTACTTCAACTTTTTCATCTATCAGCTCAAGAATATTACTTTTTATCTGTTCTTTATCCATGCGTTACCTCCATTTATATAAAGTAGCTTTTAGTAGCTACACAGCTACATTCCAGCTACCTACTTAAACCCAGTCACATCAACGATTAGAAATGATAATGTAGCTGTAGCCAAATTTTTTATACTCACGTATATATTTTTTTACACTATTTATTATTAAAATATTTTCTATCTCTTTAAAATAGAGCTACAGCTACAAAAACACCCAAAACCATTGATATAATAAGGCTTATCGATGTAGCCAGTTTGTAGCTTTTATAGCTACATAGCTACATAGCTACAAATTTATTTTTTATTAAATCCCGGTCTCACAACATCTTTTCCATTTATATTAAATCTAATTGAATGTTTCCATTGAATACTAAATTGATTTTCTAAAAGTGTGATGAAATCATTCTTTTCTACTGGATTTCTAACATAATTGCTATGACACCATGTTTTATAATCTTTGTAGGTTTCCGCACCGGGATTATTTAAGAAGAAATCTATATTTCTATTTTCAAGATATTCACTTAGAGGATTGTTATTATCCGAAAACAACTCAGAACTTCTATCGGATCGTTCATTAGGTGTGATATATGAGCCATCACGCTGTAACATATCAGCCAATGTATCAATAGCTAGCTTTAAAACGTACTCTTTGGCACTTTCACTATATATTTTGTTAGTGCTTTCAGTAACGCTTAACCGTTCATCATCATCTTTAAAGCTGTAGTTGAACGGTATAATATGCAATCGCTTATTAATTTGTTCACCACTTTCTTTAAACTTAGGATAATGATTACTAGCAATGATAAATGGCGTTTGCATACGTACTGAATGGCTCGCTTTACCTTTTTGTTCAATCTCTAAATATCCACCTGTGATAGCAGTTTTGATATTTCCAGCATCTTCAATTTCAACATTGGGTAGATCATCAACAATGTTAGCCATTTTCCCGTAGATACTTGAGCCTGCAAAATGGTTATTTGCTAATCTTTGGGGGCTTACTGATGATATTTGATTACCACTATCAAATGTGGCTTTTATCATGTGTTGAACGGTAGATTTGCCATTATCAGCAACTGTACCCAATAAATATATGATTTGATCTATTAATATTCTTGGATATAATACTTGGGCAAACATCTCACATATGTTTAATATAGTTGCCTCATGATTACACGAAACTTTTTTTATTGTTATATCTACAAATTCATCATAAGCATTGGGATTATATGCAGTTGGCAGTTTATTAATAACAAATATATCTGGTGTGAACGTTATAAATGCTTTTGTCTCATAATGCACCAATCCATTTTTAACAGCCACATATTGATTATTTACTTCACTTCTTACATCACACATATCAACAATGTAATTCCTAACTTCTTTCACAGAATTATCTTTTAAAGTGTCTAAACTCCTAATGATTTTACGTAATTTACGCCCTGTTTTATCTAATTCATAAATACCTGTTTGAGCATTGTAAATATAAATATCACCGTCAGCATCTGGGTATCTAACTATGTGATATTCCTGACAAATAAAATCAGCCATAATAACATGATTAAATTTAGGTTTTTTGTTTGTATTGCCGTTAGGATAAAACCACCATGACCCTTTTTGTATTCTATTAGTGTTAGTTTTATTATTGGGCTTGCTATAAACTTCTTTTTGGTTATTTACAGCCTTATCTAGCTCTAGTTGCCCCCATGTGGTATTACCTCGCTTATCATCCCATTTATCAGTTAAATTGTTGTAACCTATAAATATGCGCTCCATTTGAGCTTTATCTTTACATGTATAAAAAGCTAAATAGTGTAATAAACTTTGAACACCCTCACTAGGACTATCAAAATATGGTTCATAATTTCCTTTTAACAAATCACTAATTTTGTCTTTTTGTTTAGACTTCAACATAATGTTGATAACATCTTCATCAGAAAGATTACTATTATTATTAGAGTGATATGTGATAGTAGTTTGTATTGGTTCATCTTGTTTAAAATAGCGATCAACTAAATTATTTAATATATCTTGGTCGTCATTTATTTCACTTTGCCCTATCGACTCACCTGTAACAGTCATAAATCTAGCATGATCATATAATTCAATATCTAAATCACTACGTTTTTTCTTTCTGTTAGTAGGTAGTACACCTTTAAAAAAACAGTGTAATCCAGTGCCACTTGGCGACTTTTCACAATATGTTATTTTAATCATATCCAATGCTAAATCTGATGTAATTTGACCGTTCTCATCAATCGCATTATCAATATCTAACACGATATAATTATCATCATTACTTAACATAAAACCGATACCATCATACTTTTCATTTTGTTCATATAAAGCATTGATAGCATCAAAAATAGTCCATGTATCACTATTTGTAGAGCTTGCTTTATATTCAGCATAGCTATAAGGTACTTTGCTGTATTGTTGTTGTTTCTCAACCCATTCAGCACGCCATAATACCCATTTAGGCAATTCAATTAATTCGTCGGGTATTTCTAGCGCATTAACTTCAATTATCTTGTCTTTTTCTTTGATTGCCATTAAATTCCTCCAGTTATTCAAATAACAGATCAAAGATGTTATAATAAATATGTGTAATTTCTTAATTACTCTGTTATTTATTTAATAATTAAATGCTATGCGTTTAGTGATTCCTCGCCAAAGTTCTCACTAGACGCTTTTTCTATACTTTTAAATTCTTCAATTAATTCATTAAACTTATTAATATACATTTGTAACAAATCTGCTGTTTGTTGATGTTGTATTCTATTTTGCGTGTAACCAATTGCGTATAACATCATTTCATCTTTAGTTTTTAATTCATCTTTTGTATACATATCGTCGCCATGCCATACATGCGTTGTTATAACGTCATCCAGTTTACTCTTCAGCACTTCAAATTCGCTTATTAGATTCTTCATTTCAAAATTCATTTTCATTCTCCCATTCAAAGTTATTTTCTATTTGTTGCAAAATTACTTCGCACACAAACTGTAATTGATCTTCACGATTAATTGTTTCTTGCCATTCTTCTTTTCCATCATTTACCTTATGAACATACTCAACACGCTTATCATTGATTGCACTTTCTAATATGTCATATATTTCTCGGATAACTTTTAATTGCTCTTGTTCCATCTTATTCATCTCCCTTGTATTCGTATCGTTCTATTACTGGTACACTAAACACTTGAATTAACAAAGTGATTGCTAAACCATGTATAAAGTCTATGTTTATTGCATATAAAGTGCCAATAGCAGTTGCTAATGTTGAAATTAGAATATATAGTTTCATTTGTCTCACTTCCTTATGAATTTACTTTAATTGACGAACTGAATAATTCATCGATTGCATATCGTACATTTCTTAAAAAATTTGACATTCTTTACGATTGAAAATTGTATTGCTACTCACGCATGCGGGCGTTTATTGTTTAAATGTTTCTAATACTTCGTCAATATCCTTTCGATCGTAATACCATGACTTACCTTGTCTACGTTTCCGAAGTCCTGCAATTTCCCAATTAGTGATATCTGCATGTGTACATCGATACTCTTTCATAACCTCATTTTGTCTTAACCAACGTTTCTGTGACTTTCTAGCCTTTTCTATTGCTAACTTTTCAGCAAGATTTACAATGTCATTCACAAGTTGTTGGCTGGCCTCATTGCTTAGTAATTGATTCATTTCCTACTCCCTCCCTCATTATCCAATCAGTTATTTTTTTATAAGTTGTTTTTTTAATTCTTTTTAACTGATCATTTTCTAAAAGAGATAAAGTTTTACTTGAAATTCCTATCTCTATAGACGCCTTTTGCAATGTAATATTTTTTCTAGCTCTTATCTCTCTTAATTTAATTGCTAAAAATTTATCTATTTCAAACATTCCTCGCACCTCCTCACTCACGTTATGTGAATATTATAATACTCACATTTTGTGAGTGTCAATAGTTTATTCTCATTTTGTGAATTTAACATAGAAATATTACCGATTTTCAGATATAATTGTTAATCAAAGGAGGTAAATCATGGAAAATAGGATTGCAGAATTGCGCAAAGAAAAAGGTCTAACTCTTAAAAAACTCTCTGAAGAATTAAATGTGCGTGATAATACATTAAGTCAATATGAAACTGGTAAAAGAAGTCCTCAACTAGGATTATTGCAGGAGATAGCAAATTTTTTTAATGTCTCTATAGAATATTTAACGAAATATACTGATCAAAGGGACTATCCCTTAGAAAACGATGAAGATGCTCTATTTTTAATTAAAAAATTGTTTAATGAACCAGATTTTCACTATACGCATTTATCTATTAATACATCATTAAATTTATGTATGTGGATTATTAATAATGAAAATTTAATAAATTCCAAATATCCAGAACTCAAATCAACTACACAATGGTTTATTAAAGATATTATTTCAGAAAATAAAATTCTTAATCATTACTCCAAAAATAGGCAAGAAATTAATAAAACCCTAGACAAAATAGATTCTTTATTATTAGATGAAGATTATTTTGGTGCTACTCCGAGAGAAGTTCTTACATTCATGGAAGAAAGCCAACGTATAGGTCACGAGAAAACTAAAGAATTACTTTCTCATATGAAAACATTACCAGATTCAGTAAATGAAGAAGATTAATCACCACGCCATTAGGTAGCCATCCCTTATTGGTGTGTCAATCCAGTCTCACGCATGCGGGCAAAGAGGAAAGGATTGATTTAAATGATTAAGAAATATAAGAAAAAAGACGGTACTCATGCTTTTATGTTTGTGGCATATTTAGGTACTGATCCTGTTACTGGTAAACAGAAGCGTACTACTAGACGTGGCTTTAAGACTGAAAGAGAAGCAAAAATTGCAGAAGCTAAGTTACAAACAGAAATTCAACAAAATGGATTTCTGAATAACGAGATTACAACTTTTAAAGAGGTTTATACACTGTGGTTAGAACAATATCAAAATACTGTAAGAGAAAGCACTTATCAGCGTGTACTTACACTATTTGATACTGCTATATTAGAACACTTTAAAGATATTCCAGTTAAGAAAATTACTATACCTTATTGTCAAAAAGTTATTAATAAATGGAATAAGAAGTATAAAGATATGAAGGCTATTAGAATTTACGCATCTAATGTACTTGAATATGCTGTGAATTTAAAAATCATTGCAGATAATCCATTCAAACACACGAAACAACCACGTAAAAATGAAGTTACTCAAGATGATACACTCATATATTACTCTAGTGACGAATTACAGACGTTCTTAGGCTTTGTAGAGGATAAACCGATGTATCATGCCATATTTAGAACTTTGGCGTTTACGGGCTTTAGACGTGGCGAATTGATGGCTTTAACTTGGCAAGATATCGACTTTGACAAGAAAACTATATCTATCAATAAAACATGTGCTAGAGGTAAAGACTATAAGCTCGTTATTCAAGCACCGAAAACTAAATCATCATTAAGAACAATTAGTATTGATGATAAAACGTTAGACGTATTAAAACACTGGAAAACTCAACAACGTATTGAATCATTAAAATTTGGTCACAATACGATGGATAAGAAACAGAATGTATTTACTGATATTACTACGAATAAAATTTTATATCCTGAACACGTTAATAAAGTATTAAATGATATTTGTAACGACAACAACTTTAAACGTATTAAGGTACATGGTTTTCGTCATGTTCATTGCTCACTTTTATTTGAAGCTGGTCTAACTATACAAGAAGTACAAGATAGATTGGGGCATGGCGATATTAAAACCACAATGGATATATACGCACATGTTACCGAAAAACAACGTGATAAAGTTGCTGATAAATTCGCTAACTATATCAATTTTTAG